CTTCCGTAGTGTGACTTGTATACTTTCCATCTTGTTTTCCTTTCTTAGTTAACCGTCACGGAGTGAATGCGGAAACCGATCCTTCTGGCACTCTCCTTGGCTATGGAAACGGCCAGATCCTCACTTTCCACATTTATTCTCATTACGTATGTTCGACCAAATACGTCCACTACTTGCACTGTCATTTCTGTTTTTCCTTTTTCCTTTTTCCCTACGTACCCCTGAGGATTACGATTTACAGGAACTAGACAAGCATCGCCAATACTTCATACGGGCTATAGCAGCATATTATACCATTAGCGATATCTCTTTCAATTCGGAAACGAAGCCCGCCTACTACGTCTTGGGACAGGGAGGAGTGAGCATAATACGTCGTTTCTACTTCTGAGGGCGCCCATTGTGTATACAGTTCACGGTAGGGATCTCCCATTACCCCGCTTATAGGTCGACTTCTGTTATCGCATACGTACTGGTTAGTATCGAATATCTGAAACTTCAAAGCCTCAAACAGATACCCTATTTTGCCGTCACATCCTATAGCATCAGTTATAGCCGTATTCAGGCCATCATACTTGAGTGCCATTGGAAAAACATCGCGCAAAGCGCGAATCAACTTACACTCTGGGACACTTGCAAAAAAGCGTTCAAGGACAGGACCAGCATTTATCCGTTCCTTGATTGTGTCTCTGCGTGTCTTCTCCCGAAGCAGAGTGTCTATCCGCATTTCGAAAAGTTCCCACAATCGGTAGTCATTCTCGCTCCATACGCTTAAATCTGGCAAACCATTAACTGTAAGCCAACCGCCGGATCTGCCCTTCGAAACTACGGAAGTAGCGAGAGAAAACGTTTCTACCGTCAACGTTTGCGCTTCGTCCCAAAACTCTTTTTGCAATTCGTCGAAGGCGTAGATAAGATCCCCCTCCTCGTACTTCAATCCGGTACCGAAATTTGGAACTTTCACGTCAATTCCGGGTTCTGGCTTTCCATAACCTTCTGTATGGAACTTCATCTTTTTCTCCTCCCCTACGTGCTTCTTTTTAAGAAGTCACGATTTATAGGAATTCTGTTTTCTTTATGGGACGGGCCGGTTGCGATCCGGCTCTTTTTAAGACGCGCTCGTCCCCGTTATTTTTTTATTACAGATTTACTTCAAACCTTCGTACTGACGCTTCCAGGCTAGGATAGGCTAAAAATATTTCCTCCCGCGACTGAAAAAACCCACGTGCCATTAAAAACGTGCCCTCGTATCGAGCATGTGTAAAACGCTTGTAAATCTGCTTTATTACGTGAAGCTGTGTAGCACCCGTATCAATTAGATCATCAATAAAAACCACAGGCTGATTATATGCAGAAATAATCACGGATGTTTCTACTCTGCACATGGAATGTGTGTCGTCGTGTTCTTTTCGCACGATGAAAATGCGGAAATCGTTATCCGCATCGTGCGCTTTTATGGCCGCTATCGCGGCAGTTCCGGACATTCCGGTACCTGCCAAAATAATAGGCCCGTGTGCGTCCTCAAGCGTGTCAACGTATTTTTTGATTTTCTGTATGGCTAACGGTGCGTTGTGGAACATTACTTCGTACATATCCGTTATGTACGACATTGCATTTGTGCTCCTTTCCTTTAACGCCTTACAAACTACTTAAGCGCTGCACGAACACACGGAACATATTCTGCTGTTCCACGGAGCTGCCCGCACATTCCGCTAATAATCATAGCACGGGCACTGCGATTAGCCAAACTATGGCACCAGTTCATTAGTGCCAAAGTAAGTACACAAGCTACTATTACAGCTACGACTTCCGTTTTCATACGGTAATCCTCTTTCTTTGTGATTTTTTTGCAAACTTTACGGATTAAGTCCCGTTAAACGCGTTACCGGCGTAAAACAGGACAGGGGGCCTACTTGTCCGACACTATGTATTCATCGAAACATCCTAGAAGCAACGAAATCGGCGGGATCTCTCCCTTATATTCCGCCAGTTTTCCGTGTTCCCTGCACCACGCAAGGAAATCGGACTGCTGAATAGTTATGCCGTGATACGCAGCACTTTTAGGTTCCGAAATACATTGGAGATCTATTACCACAAGTAAAGCCCACTGAAAAACATCCGAAGCATTTTGTGGTGCGCAAGACGTAGCGCCGTTAGTAAAATGGTCTAACGCCGCTTTTTCTATTGCGAACGCTTGGTCTTCACCAAAGCGTTCGATAAATGACTTCCGTACTCTTGAGGAAAGAAGCCGTTCTACCATTTCTTATTAGCCTTTCTGGCCTTCTGGGCCTTTTTGTTCTTTTTTGTTTTCTTCTGTTGTACGGTTACTTCTTTTTTACCTAGCATTTTTTACTTCTCCTTTTTGTCACGTATTGTGTAACAGAACACAACCAGAAAAACGACGGACAGGAGGTTTATGGCCCATGAATAAGGTTGGGCTCTATACTGCATGGCCCAAAGGAAAACGGTCCAACCTAGAACGGTAGCTAATACCCACTTCATGTTTTTTTCCTTTCTAATCGTTTAACAACAAATGCGCCCATTTTTGGGCAAATTGTAGAACCTCCTTGCTCGGCATGGATTTTACTTCTTTTCGGATTAACAAATCTAATGCTAAACCGGCGCAAACCCTCTTATTGGGACAGGGGGAGAATGTTCCAGGTATTGCGGAATACCTCAATTGCAACAGGCGAAGACATAGGAGGGCGCGTATCTTAGCGAAGCCCTCTTTACAGCGTGCAAAATCAGCGACGGTTTCTTTGTTTACAATGGCCCATTCCTCTTCTGAAACAAAAATTGGACCAGAGTGCCTTATATCTATGTACATAACGTCGTAGCCTTCCTTCTCCCAATAGTAGGAGAAGAGAGGCATGAGTTTTTGTTCGCGGATATAATCTGCGAAATCTGTAGACTTTATATGTGTTGGCGACATAGAAATATGCCCCATGGGCGCGCTAGACAAGGACACTTTCGGCTCATTCCCTACTTTCTTTATCATTCTTAGGAGCCTCTTTCTTTCTTTTTTTAACGCTAGTAGACGCCTGTCTAAAACCTAAATCCGGACAAAGATATCTGTACGTCCGTACAACTCGTGGGTCTGTACAAGCGTACAGCGTACAAGACCCCTTCGGGGTCTTTGTACGCCGTACAGTACCTGTCCACTCTGTACGTACAAGAAGTGGACTATGCAATCCACTTCAAAACCGGCCTGTTTTACAAAATAACCCTTCTCACCTAAAACAGGCCTTCTCAGACTCTGCTTTTTATCTACCCGCTCCCGATTGACTTTTTTTGAGTCAATCGGATTGACTTTTCTAAGTCAATCGAATTGACTTTTTTGAGTCAATCGAATTGACTTTTCTAAGTCAAACAGTAAAGGAACTTCCTTCATTCGTTTATAGAATGTCTCAATGTTACCTGAGACATTTTATAAAGGAATGGGAAAGTCTATTCTGTTTGTACCTGTCTCTGTCTTTACAGGAACGCTTCGGTACCTGTCTCTTCCGGTACGCTTCGGCGTTCCTCTAGGAACACTTCCGGTACCTGTTCCTTCAGAAGCGTAACGTTACGCTTCGGCGTTCTTTGTGACACGCTTCATGAACCCTTGGGAACGCTTCATGAACCCTTGGGAACGCTTCAGGAGCGCTTCGGAACTAGTAGACTAGGCCATGAGCGTAGACTGTCAATCCACGCTCTAGCCGTTGTAGCTACGGTGCCCGTAAATGCCCTTCCTTGCCATGGACACAAGCGAAGGGCACTTTTAGCTATGTAGCTACTCTCCTCTGTCTAGAGCGTCTATGCGCCGAAATTAGCTTCGGACGCTTGTCTACCATTGAATAGTAGACTTAGTAGACTAATAAAACGCGCGTTCGTCCGCTTAAAAACTTAAAAGCAGATAAAGATATCCACTTTTAAGATAAAGAAAAAGCGTCCGAACGGTGCGCTGTTCGAACGCTCTAGAGTGTCAGTCGGTTGCCGGAACGTTGCAGAACCCTCTCCGTCGTGTCTCTTCAAGGGCGCGGCAATGCCAACACGTGCACTCTGTGGAATGGCCATAACTTCCGGCAGACCATTCCAGTACTTGCACGTCGTTAGACCACCAGAACTCCATGAGTTCTCTGTGGAGTTCCGGTACTGTGGGATCATACGTACAACGTGTGCCTAGTGGCATTGTGCCTACTCCTCTCCTAGGTACGAGTTACTGCGAGTAGTTCCCGATCTTATTCCACCGACTTCGGAAGGTTACCTTACCTTGCAAGTCCAAACCTTCGAGGAATCCGTCGTGGAATGCTTGCAGAAGATTGGCCCGAGTCTTACTACCATCTAGACTGCGTGATTCGACTAGAGCATCATGGATACCTTGTGCGTTGTCTGTACCGTAAGCCTTACGGCCTACACGCTTGCCTGAGCGATATGCATCACGTCTTGACATTCTGCTATTCCTTTCGGGAGAGGTAGGCTTCGGTCCGCAGTGTCAACGGTTAATCACTACTCTGGTAACGACGCTTCGGGTAGGTGCTACGCGGCGGGTTCTTTGCGCGTTCGCTTCTTCGGTTCGGGTTTCTCCGAAGCGGGAGCGAACATGAGCGCATATTTCGCAAGCTTGCGGATTACCACTTCCTCCGTATCCTTCGGAAGGGCATAGACCGCTTCGTCAATCGCACGTCGTGCAATGCGCCGTGCTTCGAGCGTGTTCGAATTATCACGCTCGATAGGTTTGACGGTGGAAATCAACGCTAGAGCATCGGCAACGTTAGTAAACTCCGCTTCGTTGATGACTACGACGTACCCGCCATTCTCGGGTCGCATTGAGACTTCCCATTCCGTGCCATCGGCACGTTTTGCGACCCTTAGGACTTCGTTGAGTGTCAACATAGGTTTATGCTCCTATGCTTCGGCGTACCTTGTGATACGCCGTATTCGCGTCTTTCGGGCGCGAACATTATAGAGTAGTCTAACCGACTAGGAACTAGTTTCGGTTCGCCGGTAGACTATTCGTTTTTCAAGGAATTGACAACGGAACCGAAACAGTTCATTTTTTTGACTGTTCGGTTTTGATTATTTGACTATGACTAATGGTAGCATATCCAAACCAAAGGAAACTACCCGACATATGTACTTTTTTGCACGCTCAACAGGTAGACACTCCTCTGTGCGAATTCCCCTCCCTTTGCACAGAAGGATGTCTACTACCTGAAGTCAATTGCAATTTAATAGGAAGTCTATCCAATTACAATTGGAGGATAAATCCAATTACAATTGAAACCAAAAAGTCAAAGCCTCAATTGCAATTGAGTATGGGACCCAAACCAAAAAACCCAAAAATGAAGCAGCACCCCCCAAAAAATCGCGCATTATTTTTTAGATAATCCTTAACTCCGTAGCCCCCTTGAAAATACCTTCCCCTCCTATAGACGTCACACCTATAGATACAGTACCATTATAGCTAACGAAGGAGTAAAAGGTCATGCCCCTCGTAAACAACTCTAATAAATTAACGCATCTTCAGAGAACTTTAACCGCATTAAAAATGCGGGTAGAAGGTGCCACACTTGCGCAGATAGCTGCAGAAGTTGATATGTCAGAGCCAGCCGTCTCTTCTATAATCTCCTCTAGATTAAAGGAGATTAGAGAAATAACGACTTGGGCCGCAGAGGATTTCCGACAGTTAGAGCTAGAGCGTTTAGATAAACTTCAAAGGTTTCTAAACGAAGCATTAGATAATGGCGACATGGATGCCGCTACTCTCTGGCTCCGCCTGTCCGAAAGTCGTAGACGACTTTTAGGTTTGGATAAACCTATAGAAGTGAACCACTATGTTGACAAACTTACAGATGGAGAGTTGTTGGAGCAAGCCAGAAAACTTATCTTCGGAAGAGAAGGTAATGCTACAGACCCTTCTGAAGAGGGGGTTGACGTCGCAATTGGTGGCGAGCCAGTATCCCAATAATCCAGTAGGTTTTGCACACAATGTGCTCGGAATACGCTGGTGGTATAAACAAAAAGAAATAGCCAATGCTTTAATCAAGCATAAAAGGGTTTTTGTTAAGGCCTCGCACGGTGTGGGAAAGACCCATGTAATGGCTGGCCTTGTCCTGTGGTTTTACCACTCGTTTCGGCCCTGTGTTATTTTAACTACAGCGCCTACAGCTGCACAAGTCGAAGAAGTTTTGTGGAAAGAAATAAGAGTACAAGCTAAAGCGGCTAATCTGACAGGGGGCTTGTATCCTTCTGCACCTAAAATGAAGGACGCAGATGATCATTTTGCAGTAGGTTATACAGCTAGAGACGCTGAAAGTTTTCAAGGCCGACACAGCTGTCATGTTTTTATAGCGTTTGATGAATGTGTAGGCATAGCTCCTGAGTTTTGGCAAGCTGCCTACGGCATGGCTTTGAATGAAAACTGTTATTGGTTGTCCATTTGTAACCCCACGGACCCATCTTCTTTTATTTATAAAGAAGAACTCCAAGGTAAATTCCATACAATAACAGTATCTGCCCTCGATCACCCTAATATTACCCAAGCTAAGAAAGGTAAGGAAGCCCCATTTCCTGGGGCAGTTACTTTAAACTGGGTAGAGGAATGTATAGAAAGATGGTGTGATCCTGTCCCTGTCGAAGACCGCTTACTTGGCGATTTTGAATGGAACGGTTTAATTTATCGGCCAGGCCCTCTTTTTGAAAGTAGAGTTTTAGGAAGATGGCCGACGCTAGGGACAGATACAGTTTGGACAGAAGACGCATGGAAAAAAGCTAACGAGCCACAGCCTATACCTGAAGATGGGGTTATAGAAATAGGTTGTGACGTAGCTAGATACGGCGACGACTATACAACCATAATAGCTCGGCAAGGGTCATGTGCTATACATTATGAAACACATAATGGATGGAGCACTAGCTTGGTAGCTAATAGGTTGAAAGAAATAGCTCGGATGGTATCTAGCACACCGGAAAAGGTAGAAGTAAAAATAGACGATGACGGTGTGGGCGGCGGAGTGATAGATCAAAAAGGAGATTACAAATTCCTTGGGGTTTCCGCAGGGTCTAGAGCTATTAACCCTAGTGGGTACCCTAATAAAAGAAGTGAAGCATGGTTTTATGTAGCTGAAAAGGCTATGCACGGGGCTGTAGATTTAAGCAGGTTGCCGGCAGAAGCAAAAGAAGCTATCAGACAGCAGATAATGGCGCCTAAATATACTGTAGATAGTCAAGGTAGGCGGGTAGTAGAACCAAAAGATAGAACAAAATCAAGGTTAGGGCGAAGTCCTGACGATGTAGACGCATTAAATTTGTGCTACTATCGTGGGACGAGAGTTTGGGAATGGGCTTGATTAGTTTAGTTAAAAGAATAAAGCACGTATTCTCAGGCTCAGGGCTTGGGCCTTATAACGATTTTTGGGGCTATGGGCTAAGAACTCTGCCTGGGACCCAATATGACTATAGGGCAGAGGCTGGATTGCTATGGGAAAATAGCATAGTGGCCGCCTGTCTAAGATGGACTTGCGACACATGGTCAGAAGCTCCTCTTTGTGTAAGACGAAGAGGAGAAAATAATAAGATGTTCGTAGATTACGAACACCAGATAAACAGGTTCCTTAGTAAACCGTGTGCTTATTATGATGAACCTACTTTGTGGGCTGGTACCATCCTGTCCCTAAAAATAGGTGGCGAAGCCTACTGGGTTAAAGTAAGATCTGCCGCAGGTAAGATGATAGGAGTAGTTTACGTACCGCACTATTTGATTTCACCACGTTGGAGAAACGATAACTTTATAGATTACTATGAGTACAAGCCTGATGGTAAGTCTATAAAGTACCCTGTTGAGGACGTCGTACATTTACGAATGGGGCTCGATCCAACAAATCAAAGAAGAGGTATAAATTACCTTAATGCGGTTCTACGGGAAGTTTGTACAGAGAACGAAGCGGCTACGTTTTCAGCTACCATATTACGAAATTTCGGTGTGCCGAGTGCAATCGTTTCGCCGAAAGAAAAAATGGATGAACTTTCTGCACAGCAAAGAGAATTGTTTAAGCAGAGGTGGCAGGAAGAAATAGCTGGGGATAATGTGGGTGGTGTTTTTGTACAGAGTATACCTGTGGATATAGCAACACCTGGGATGTCGCCTGAACAGTTGGTGTTAGATAAAATTCGAGATATACCTGTTAGTAGGATTTGCGGAGTTTGGGGCATTGATCCTATGGTAGTAGGGTTACCCAGTTCCAGTAAAACTTACAGTAACTATAAAGAAGCACACGCGGCAGCTTATAAATCTTGTTTGCTACCACTGCATCGGCGTATAGGTCCTCAACTCGACGCTCAAATTCTAGCTGAATTTGAGAGCGATACTTATAACTATAAGTTAGGTTGGGACTATACAGATGTAAAAGCGATGCAGGATGCACGAGAAGATTTGTTCAAGATGCTTGTAAATTCTTGTGGAGGGCCTTTCTTAACTCCTAACGAAGCCCGTCTGTTGGCAGATTATGCCCCTGTCCCTGATGGGGATGAATTGCGAAAGACGCCTTCGGAAAATAACAACGTTAAGCCAACCGTAGATATAAACAATTTGGAAGCGTCAGCCAAAGACTTTTTGAAAAGAGCTTTAAATGGCGCGTAGTGAAGAAGAGAGAGAAAAACTACTAATTTTGTTATTAGCATCGATGGAAGACGTACATAACAAACTAGTAGATGTGTTCAAACTGTCTAGCAAACCAGACATTGTGAAAGTAGCTTTTGATTTGTTAGCCGTAAATCATACCGTAGCTGCATATATAGGGAGGGGGTTAGTAACTGACCCTATTACCGTAAATGCGGTTGATTGTATGATAGGTGAAGCTATGGCTAATAAGCAGTTGCCGTTTCTTGAGAAGTTTGTAGATGATGTAGTTTTAGGAGGTCTTTCAGCTGAGGCCATTTCAGCTAGAGCAGAGCTTTATGGCCATGCTTTATACGGCACCGTAAATAGGGTTTGGGCTGCAAGTCAATCACCTAATACTTTAATATGGTGGGACTTAGGACCAAATGAAAATCACTGTACGCAGTGTCCTATTATGGCTAGTAATTCTCCATATAAAGCAGATGAGTTAACTACGTTCCCAGGAGACGGGAATACAGACTGTGTGACAAACTGTAAATGTACTTTACGTACAGAGACAGAAGAGGGTCCAAGAATATGGACAGTTTAATAGCTTACGGTAGTGAAGTAAAAGCCCTTGATAATGGGAAATTAGGTGGCTATCTGGTGCTTTTTGGTGATAAAAATACACCTGATTTAGAGGGCGATTTCTTTACTAAAGATACTAATTTCGGCCCTCACTCGAAAACGCTTGTATGGTACGATCACTGTTTTGATCCTGTTATGTCCGATAGGCTCTTAGATAGTGAGGCTACTTTACAAGTAAAAGATGCAGGAGTTTGGGTTGAAGCGCAGTTAAAAATGCGTGACGAGTATGAAAAAGCTATCTTTGAAATGGCACAAGCTAATGTGTTGGGGTGGTCTAGCGGTACAGCCTCACACTTAGTTAGAAGGACTTCAGTAGAAAAAGCTAAATCAATAGATAGTTGGCCGTTGGGATTGGATGCTTCCATTACTCCCTGTCCTGCGGAGCCAAGAACACGTGTTTTCCCAATAAAATCAGCAGATTTTAAGGGACAAATGGTAGCGTTAACAGAAAGCAGCATTGTAGATACGCTGAAATTTAACGCTACAAAACGCAACGCAGTAATAAATGCTGGTGGCAAGACGCTTGCTGATCAAACCACCGAAACAATAGAAGCGGTTAAAGCATGGCTTTCTCGCTTGCGAGATGTGCATAAACTGCGTATAGTAGATGGCAGAACGTTATCCGCTAAAACTTTAGCGCAAGTAGACGAACTGTCTAAAGAACTGTTAGAGTTTCTTACCAGTACACAAGTACCGAGCGTTAAGGAACTTCTAACTATCGAGGCGGACGCACTAAAACTAATGACGGAGGTCTATTCGTGAGCGAAAAGCTTAAGAAGTTGGTCGCTGATGCTGAAGCGAAGAACACTGAACTAAAAGCAATTCTTGATAAGGGCGATAGCATTACGCAAGAAGATGTTGCTAATGCTTCGACTATTAGAGATGCGCTAAAGACAATCACCGAAGACATCAAGAGCTGTAAAACTGTCGAAGGTCTTCACGCAGATTTTAAGGCAGTTGATGGGTTTATCAATGATCCTTCTACTAAGGTTCCTGTGGGTAGTGGGTTTATTGGGCTAACCCGTAATCCTAATGACGTTACTACCGTTGAAGGTAATAACGTTTATCAGACTGGTGCCGGCGTTTTGTCTGATAACCAAGTAAAGACGTTGCGCTCTGCAGAGTATAAGAACGCCTTTACTAACTATCTTCGTCGCGGTGTTTCGAAGCTAAATAGTGATGAAGTTAAGGTTTTGCAGGAAGGGATTGACGATCAAGGCGGCTTCCTTGTTCCTGAGCAAATCCTTGCTACGCTAATTAGCAAAAAGCCTGCTCCTACGCGCGTAGTAAATAATGTAACTAAGTTACAAACTATGCGTGATAGTTTACTAATGCCGAAGGTAGTTTATGCTACTGACGATATCTACACTTCCGGTATTCGCGTAACATGGACGGGTGAAGTTCCTGCATCCGCTACGGTGCATCGTGTAACTGAGCCTAAGTTTGGTACGTTTCGTGTTAACGTCTTTACGGCTATGTTGAGTTGCCCGCTTACAGTTAATATGCTGGAAGATGCGGCGCTTAATGTTGATGCTTATATAGCCGATAAGTTCCGCGAAACGATCGACTTGCTGTACGATAACATGATTTTGAACGGTACAGGCGTTGGACAGCCTTCCGGTATTCTTCAAAATCCGAACGGTACCGATGAACCTGCTACCGTTAATACTGGTGATGCTAATCTACTTACTGCCGATGGCTTGGTAGATCTCGGTTTTGCTGTACCTGAGCAATATGACAGTAATTGTCGTTTTGTCTTTAACAAGACAAGTACTTCAAAGGCTGTTCGTAAGCTTAAGGATGGTGATGGCCGTTATCTATTCGGTATGGGTATGCAGGATAGCGGTTTATCTGTTACGCTTCGTCCACCGGATCTATTAGGTTACCCTTATGATTGGTCTGCGTTTATGCCGGATGTTGCGGCGAGCGCATATCCTATCATCTTTGGTGATCTAACGGGATACTATATGGTTGAGCGTATCGGGTTCTCTATCCAAATTCTGAGAGAGCTTTACGCTGAGACTAATCAAGTTGTTGCGTTGGGCAGAATTCGATTTGGTGGCGATGTCGCAGAACCCTGGAAGATGAAGATCCAGAAGGTTTCTGCATAAAAGGAGCGTGTCATGGTACGTAATCTAACCAAGAGTGCGTTGCTTGAGCGTATCACTGTCGATGGGACTAATTATCAAGCGGCTACGGGTCAGGATGGTGCTGCAGTAAATAGCGGCATCATTGATACTTTGGGATACGCCGGTTTGACGATTATGTTTCTTCGAGGTAACGGTACAGCGGCTAATGTTTTGACCGTTAAGTTACAGTCAGGAGATAATAGCGCTCTATCGGATGCAGCAGATGTTACGGGCACATCACAAACTGTTACCGATGTTTCCGATAACAAGGATAACAGGATGGTTTGTTACGATGTGTTCAAACCTAAGAAGCGTTATTGGCGAGTGGTATATCAGCGTACTACGCAGAATTCGCCAATTGACGGTATCGTCGTTATTAAGCACCTTCCTTCACATGCGTTTGTTACGCAAGCAACAGCCGCAGGTGGGCACGGAGCTACTCCAGTAGTTCTTAATGAGCCGTAGTTTGTAGCAATATGAGGGGAGGTTATAAACTCCCCTCAATACACCTTTCCTTATCCAGATAGACCACTAGGTAATAACAGCTTTGTTGATCCCCCCGCTCATGCTTACGCTGTTACACCAAACGATGGTGTAGATTTACCAGTTTGGGCATTAGCGTTGTATATCGGTTCCCCAGGAGATGTAAAAGTAACTACATGGGCAGGCGATACAGTTACTTTTGGTAATGCTCCGCTAGGTGTTCTTCCAGTTAGAGTAAAACGAGTGTATGCTACAGGTACAGCCGCTACCGGTATTATAGGATTATACTAATGGCTATCACTATCACTAATGTTGCAGGTATTACGCCGTTTCGGGAAAAACTTTCTCGTGTCGCACAATCTATGCTTACTGGCGCATCAGCAGAAACGGTAGATATACTTGGTATTGGTGATAGTATGATGTCTTCAGTAAGATATCCTCGTAAAGGCGTGTTTGATAGAAAACTTTCATTCTATTTTAGAATGATTGAGCGTCTTAAAAACATGGCCGGTGATGCTGGTACTACTTGGCCCGCTGTACATACCGATGAAATCTATGGTGGGGGTCGATACGTAACAGGAGTAGGTAATACTGTACAGTTAACGGGATGCATGTTGGGCTATAAAATAAAAAGGAAAAGTTGATGCGCTTAAGCTTCCATTCAATTCAATATGTCACTGCGGGGCTTCTCACGGCTTTAGCTATGTTAGGATATTCGCTATGTCCTGAAGACAGAGCCGAAGGGTTTTTAACGATCGTTACATTATTTGCCGGCTTCATGGTAGGCAAATTTACTAACGGTTTCGGTAGTAAAGGCCCTAAAGAAGAACAAAAAAGAGAGGATGAGTAAATGATAGAATACAGGTTTTTCAAAATTGGGGTTGGCTGGTTCGGTCCTTTAGGTGTTAGAAAATACCTAAAAGAACGATGGTTACACTTTCCTGAAAAAGCTCTTGCAGGATGGTGTGAAGTTATTTCGAAGTTACTGCCTTCTAGAGAAGCTGTATGGCACAAAGCTCTTATGGATGAAGGGATTGTTGTTGACTTAGATACTTGGGCGAAAGTAGTTAATAAAGTTGGTCCTTCTATGGTGCCAGAAGTTTGGAGAGAAATAGAGGAGAACGTTGTTAAAGTATTTTATGATGGTGTTCTCATTAAGATGGAAGATAAGTAATGGTACCGATAGCTTTAATGCCTGGGCATGGCGGTTTAGATAGCGGCGCGACATGGGGAGATTTAGTAGAGAAAGACTTAGTATATAATCATGCCGTAGCTATAAAATCTCTCCTATTAAAAAAGGGTTTTGAGTGTCATATAATTTCATCCGAGACTAGGAATAAAAGAAAGAGAGCATATTCTTCTAGGATAGATGAGTGTAATAGTCTTGGTGCTATAGGGTTATCACTACATCTAAATGCAGGTAATGGAAATTATTCCTTGGTAGAATATGCTACGAATAACTCGCAGTCTATACACTTAGCAGAACACTTGATTGAAGAGTATAGACGTTGTTTTTCTACACTAATCTCCAGTACAAAGATATTATCCTTAAATAAAGGCGATAGAGGGCTTGCTTGCATAAATGGATGTAAGCGAAGCGGTGTATTATGTGAGCCTTTATTTATAGATAATCCGGCACACGCTAATTGGCTACGGCGGCATGATAATAGGCTTAAATGGGCTGAGGCCGTTGTTTCGGCTATAGTTCAATTTAAGATAAAAGAGTTGAGGATTTAAGCATGGACATCAAAGCATTAAACGCAGAATATCAACGTGATCTTTCAAGCAGGAGGGAAGTAATTACCGTAAGCAAGCTTGATCTTGAAGCCACTATACAGGCTATTGAGATTTGGGTGGAGAAAAGTCTTTCTTGGTTAGATGAAATCCTGCCTGAAAAATCGCGTATATTCCTTTCAGCAGTCCAAAAACAAGATCTAATACAACGAGTTGTACTGGCTAAACTAGCAGAACAAGCTGCAGCGACTGGGGTTGAGGAGGTGCGCGATGGCAAGCGGTAACACACTCTGCACATTTTTTCCATATGACAACGAGCCGCCGAGTGCAAACTACGCTACGCTCGACGTTCGCAATCTACATCCGGTGCTAGATTTCGATGCGGCGACCAACGAGAGTGCTGTATTTAGCGGGGTCATGCCTCAACACTACGCAGGTGGTGGAATTACGGTTTACATTCACTACTCGATGAGTTCAGCTATTGCAAACACGGTGGATTGGGACGTAGCATTTGAACGGATTGGGGATCAGCAGTTAGACATTGATGCCGACGATTTCGCCGCCGTGAACAGCGTTGACGATACGACTGTTCCTGGAACGAGTGGATACGTTGATATTGTGAGCGTCGCATTTACCGATGGGGCCGATATGGACAGCGTGGCGAAAGGCGAACTGTTCCGGCTCAAAATAACGCGAGATGCAGTTTCGGATGATGCAGCAGGTGATGCCGAACTGCACGCCATAGAGCTACGAGAGACCTAGAATGGCAATGACGTTGGCCTCAGCAAGTAGTCAGTATGCGCAACGCACAGGGGCAGTAGTAACTGCCCTGCCGTTAACTCTTGCGTGCTGGTATAAACCCGTAGCAGGAACCGGTGTGGATTACTGCGTGGTCTGCCTCGGCAGGCTGAGTAACTGGCACGGCGGATGGTCCATTGGCCAACGCGGTTTCTCGTATTTTACAGATAGGCCGTCTATGTGGGCGAACTATGGTGATGTCGCCAAAGTTGCATTCGCAACGGCATCTCCTACGGCGAATACTTGGAATCACCTTTGTGGTGTGTTTGCCAGCGATACAAGCCGTACGATGTACTTGAATGGTGGCAACAGCGGTACAAACACCGTCAATGATCCACTAATCGCGGCACCACAGTTTACAACCATCGGTAGATTTGGGCCACGAGACGCGGGCCGGTATTTCAATGGATCAGTTGCATTGGTGGCTATCTACAACGTAGCATTAACAGCCGCCGAAGTGTATACGCTTTCTCGTGGTGTCTGGCCGCCACTTGTTCGACAAGCAAATCTTGTAGCGTTCTACCCGTTGTGGGGGGACGCTTCATTGGCAGTATTAGACCTCGAAGGTAAATACACCCAAACGCTATATAACACGCCTACCTATACAGATCAACCGCGCATCATCATGCCGCACCGTCGCGTGTTCTACAGCGTGCCTGCAACCGCTGGTGTTTTATTCTGGCGCAAGTCGCCGCAAGGGTTATTTACACCTGGGAGAATATAAAAATGGCCGCTTCTGATGGACGACCTGTACCGAAAAAGAATGTAGCTTTTAGGCTATCTTTTGATATACGTAAAAATACCGGTGTTTTAATTGAAGGTTGGACCGGTATGGAAACTAAATTATCAAAAGACGGTGGGAATTTTGCTGATGCTACAAATGAAGCTACTGAAATACAAACATCCGGTACTGGTTATATCGATATAACTGCTGATGAAATGAATTGCGATACTGTAATTGTTAAAATTACAGTTACAAATGCAGACGCATTACCGTTTGTGCAAACCCTGTATCCAACCGAAGATGAAGATATCCCAGGTGTAACTTTGGCAGATAACGCTATTGCCGCTTCTAAATACGATGAAAGCACGGCGTTTCCCCTGTCTCAAGCAGATAACGGTTGGAGTAAACTTGCTCGTGCAGGATATGTATTTACGGGCAAGGTATCTTCAGAAACACATGGAGTAGGTACAGGTACTATCGATGTTCCGGAATTTGGCGGCTTAGGGACTGGAGCATATTTTGAAGGCTATTCAGATATGCTTGTGCTCTATTCCGGCGGAATTACAGTTGATGGTCTTCAAGGTAATATGGTTGAAATTACTAGTTTTGTAGACCATACAACCCATGCTACAGTTGGTTATGGCGGCGCGCCTTCTGGTAAATTCATTGATGTAAATGATGTCGTAATGATCTGTTCTCGTCCGGTTTATGAGTGGATAGCTTGGCATCTTACATACAGCAATGAAGGTATAATGTTAAAAGATGAAGCCATTACTGCGGATAAAATAGCAAAGTCTGCCTTAGCAAAATTTGTTACTGAAGATACAGAAGAAACTTCTGCAGTAGATGGTTCTGTAGCACAGTTAGCTCAAGGGAGCACTACTCCTACTGAAATTAGAAATACTGTGTGGGGGAATACTAGCGGGGTTCGCAGTCTCACTAATCCTTCTGTAGTAGTTACTACTTACTCTACATCTAACATCGTAGTATTGCGTGGAGATACTTTCGCGGCTTCCATAACAGGATTAGGCTCGTTAGCTCTTCAATCCAAAATATGGTTTACTGTAAAAAATAGTGTAGAGGATGCAGATACTTCCGCTGTTATACAGATAACAGAAGCTGATGGATTGTTGAGATTAAACGGTGTTTCGTATGCTACTCCAGCAAACGGTAGTTTAACAATAGATGATGAAGATGCTGGAGATATAAGTATACTAGTAAAAGTAGCGGCATTTAATGCAGTACCTGTCGGTATATATAGCTACGATGTTCAGATGCTGGATACTAATGGATTAGTTAGTACGCTATGTACCGGAACTATTCGAGTAGTATCTGATGTAACTAAGGCGGTATCATAAATGGGACATACTGCATGGCCAACACATTCCGATCTACTTACTATTCTAGTAGATACAGGATTAATTGCTTCTACTGATAATATAACTGTAGCTCCTGATAGAATAGGTGCCGCTGTAGCTGAATTAGAAAAAAGAACAGGGCGTATGCCGTTTCTAGCAGAAACTCAAACTAGATACTTTGATCCTCCTGGCCCTAATACTAAGAGAACGGCTTCTCCGCTATTTCCTATAAGAGGCGGGGGAAATATCTTAGTAGTAGATAACGGCTTTACCAATCTTGTAGAATTAAAGATTGGACGTACTGACACATACGAAGGTACTACACTTTCTGAAAATAGTCAATACTACCTTCGTCCAGTAAACGCGGCTTCTGACGGTACTCCGTATGAAGCGGTAGAATTCATTGTTCCAATCTGGGGGCCACCGCAATCAGTAGTTATAGAAGCCGATTGGGGTTGGGGTTCAGAAATACCTGATGATGTTTGGAACGCAGTTCTAGAAAGAGCGGCGGCAGGAATAGTCCCTGTCCTGTCCGGTAAAATAACGGGCGGCGTACAGAAAGTTCAATTAGGTATTAACGAGTTTACATTTGGAACTTCTGCATTTGCTAGTACGTTAACTGGATGGGACGATCATTTCAGAACTGTGATACGAAGGTATATGAGATAATGTCCATTTCATTAGGTACGCACTGTGCAAGCATATCTTCTCAAATGGTTAGAAGATTTGGAGAAGATGTAGTAATAACACGTCGACCTTCTGTTGTAGGGGGGCCACCTACTGTTACGACTGTAAAGAGTATGGCGCAACATTTAGGTATGGCCGGTGTAGTAGGTATAAGATTAGAAGCTGATTTGAATATAAATGAGACTGAAGGTCATTTGTTTATATTCGAAACAGACGCTGATATAAAAGAAGCAATTGATACAATTACTCATGGGGGTGTACAATATCGTGTAGCTACACAAGGTGAACACGCTATAAGTGGGGATACAGCAATATTGTGGGCTGTGGGCGTTAGAGTATGAGTACACTCTCTGAAGATTTAGAAAGACAAAAAAGGGTATTGCAAAATGCTATTGAGCATACCTTAGAAAAAATAGGTCAAGAAATAATACTTCCTGCATTGCGAAGTAATTATGAAAAGTCTAGTTTAAAAACTAGAACTGGGAAACTGCTAAATGCAATGACCCAACGTAGCGCATCAGGAAACATTTTTGCAATTGAGGGAAATACTCTAACGGTAGGTGTTGATACATCTATCATACCTTACGCTAAGTTTCTTTTAGAAACAGGATCTAAGAGACATTCTATAACGCCTAGAACTGCTAAATGTTTATATTTCTATTGGGAAAAAATGGGTGGATATGTTGCACTGAAATATGTAAATCATCCAGGTCATGCAGTTTATAATCTGTATGAAGTAGGTCCAGATACAATAGAAAAAGCAAATGAGCTTATACGGGAAACATTTGGCTCAGGGGCGGAGATTTCTTTAACATGAGCTACTCAACTGATCTTCCTGGCTTAGATGAAGCCAGATTATTAGCAATCCAAACGTTGATTACTAATAGTTTGACTGATCTAAATTCTGCTTTAGACAGAGACGCTCTCACGCCTATAGTTTTTAGTGCTGATCAAATAGTATTAGGTGATCCTATGCGTTTGACAGCAAGTAGAATTAGTATTATCGGTGGAGGGGAGCAAGACGGAACTGATATTAATTCTTCTAGGTATTTTACACCGCACAACGATACACAAGGAATGAGGGAAGAAGTAAGTACAAATATCTTTGTGTATATACATCCTGACGAATTTCCAGATACCAATGCAGAGACGCAAGCAACTACAAGAGAACTCGCGGTTGCTAGAATATGCGACCATCTACGAAGGCGGGTTTTCAATGATCCGGATAACATAGATATAACGTTGACAAGTAGAGAACACTCTACAGATCCGGATTATGACGCATTACTAAACTGTAGAATTAAATCGGTACGTAAAGGCATTACGCTTAAAGACTTTGGTGGACTAATCGAAGTTCCATCAGCACATCTAATACACGTAGGAGAATTGGCATGAGCACAAATGTTATCAAAGGGTATCGTGGTTATATGTATCTGAAGAAGATAGATGGGGACGGACCTTTATTAGATAATGAAGAGGTCTTAATCCCCTATATGGAGGCGGCGCCTGAAGCTCCATATAATGATACATATATGCCTGTCGTTAATAAAGCAACAGGGCCTAGTATCATTGTGCGTGGTAAAATCACGCCAAGTATCTCTGTTAGAACAATCGCCAAACCTAGCTGGTTTACAGCCGATTTGATTAATTCCATGCTTCTAACTAGAGACGCTAACTTTGACACCGACGTGTTTGCCGCTAAACTTGTTGAGCTTGGAGAAAGTGCTCCTACTGTCTATGATACATTTAGAGTAGGTGGCTTGTCTTTAAGTCATAATGCGGCAGGTGGACCGCTAGGCGTAGAATTTAGCGGTATAGCCGCAACAAGCGCAGGAGTTACTGTTTTTACTGGGACAGGGGAAGCTGATGCAGGTCTAGCATATGACGCCGCCGCTGTAGATTATAATTCTACTGCAGAATTGGTAAGGGCATGGCGCCTTAATTTGATGTGCCCTCAGTCCTATGATATGTTTTCAAATAGGTCTAGATATCCTAGCGGAGTTTCAACGGGCCAGATTAGCGGAACTTTGGAATTAGAATTTTCTTCCAAAGCCGCCGTTGTTCCTACTAGTACAATGACTATCAGAATATACGATTCGTCAGATGTTCTGCAGATAACGTTAACTGTAAATTTAAACCTTGATGTTCCAAGACGTATTCGTTCTGTGGGTTTAGGCAATAAAATTCATGCCTACACCTTAATCAATTCTTCCACGGGTGCTATCCCTGTTACAGCCGCATAAGAAAGGGCAGCTAATAAAAATGAAGTTCACTTTGAAAGTATTGGAAGATGAGGGTCAAGTATTCGTATTTGACAAATTACCTGTGGCTGTGGAAGATGTTTTAAGAGCCGATAAGAAAGAGTTAAAGGAATATACCTTTACACTCAAGGATCCTATTCAGGAAAAGCATCGTCAAGAAGTAGAAAGGCTTATGTGGCTTTCTACTGGACAAAAAGATGAAGCACTTCGTGGAGCCGCTACAGCGGTAGGTTATCTTGAAAACTGGGATCTCCCTGTCCCCCTAACAATGGACGGTTTTCAAACGCTACATCCCGTTCTTGCTGAGAATATCCGGCTTAGAATAGAGGCGATGGTATTTCCATCTTGGATTACCAACCCTTTTTTCTCGAAGTTATTGAAGGACAAGCCAGAGATATTCTCCCAAGCGTAGCTGATAAACACATAGAATGGGATAACTTGCATCCTGCTGTAAAAGTGTGGTGGTCGAGGCGGAATAAACTTGAGTGGTATCCGCCTCTTTACTATCTGTCACCAGACATCGCTTTAGTAGTACAACATCTAGAGGCATTGGATCTAAACGATGGCTAGTCAAATAAAAGTTCAACTAGATATTACAGACGCCAATGCAGCTTTAGACGCATTGAGCAATAAAGCACGTGCTCTAGAAGAGCAGTTATCTTCCTTAACTGTAAGTTTAGGAGATAAAGCTACCGGCGACCCAAACTACCGCTCTGCATTAAAAGAATACATGGGGGTACAGGGCGCGCAAAGTGCTTTAAGTGCTTTGCAAACTTCAGCCTCAGTTTCTGGTACTACTCCTACATCTGAGCAAGCTACAAAGGCTGTTATAGGCGGTATTCATGCAGGGCAAGGTGCTTTTGGCAGAGTAATAAAGTCTGTAGGAGATTTAAGTGGAACTACAGGAATAGTATCAGCTATTCCTTCCATAGCGGCTACAGAAGCACAAGCGGCAGGTGCGGCTTATACACCGCCTATAAATGTGGCTGATGTTGCCGCTGCTATTCAATCTTCACAACAACCTTCTAGAGCATCGTCGCCTTCTGGTGGCGGTATCTTTGGACCTTTGCAGAATTTAATGACTAGTAGATACGGTAGAGCTTTAGGTGCTGGTTTAGGTATTGCAGGCTATCAAACTTTCAGTACATGGGCTAATGAAATATCTACAGGAAATATAAATCCTACGGCTCGTGGCAGAACTTTAGGTACATTAGTAGGTGCCGGCTTAGGAGTTTTAACAGCTAACCCTATTTTAGCCGCTGGTATGGCTATGGTAGGAGGAGCTATAGGAGAATTCATTTCAGCACCTGCACAGAGAGAAGCTAATTTGTTAGCTTCTTTAACTGGGGGAGCTGGACTATTTGCGGATGAAAGTTTTTCTCGGGCTGAAAGAGTTATACATGGACATGCTATGCTTTCACCTGCTAGTGGTGAAGGTATACCAGGAGCTTTAACAAATAGTGCTTCCGATGAAGTTTATCGTCGAAGTAATGAATGGGCTATAGGCACAGCTAAATATATTCATGCGAGTATATTGCAGGGATCAAATATACGCCGTGTAGGTGAAGCTGCTTTAACTGCTTCTATATCTACACTAGCCGCGCCTTTAATGACAGCAGGCTTTGATCCTATGGGTATTGTTGGTGACGCTAAAATACCTAATTTCATTAATTTCTCAGATCCTTCTAGGCATATGCCTACAATGGCGGATAGCGCAGTTAATTATGCTCAAACACTTAAATGGTTTAAAGGAACCAAAGGGAAAGAAACATTAGCTGAGGCTATAACTAGGCGAGTTTTTGAAAGGTATCCTGATGATAGGGCAGGCGCCGAAGTTATACAACGTATAGCCCCTATCTACGCATCATTACCAGAAACTGGTGGAAACATTGCAGATGTCTTAACTACTTTCGGACCGTTAGGGACGCACCAATTTCTACAATCAAATGTAGAAAGAGGTTCGACCCTCCCTATGTCTAGAGTGCAGACTTTTGCTACTGCCGGTATTCTAGGGATGTCCAAAAGAGAAATAGGTTTTGCAGGCTATCAAGTAAGAGGGTCCGGTACCGCTTTAGAACAAGCCTACGAAAACCAAATGGGCTATCTTTCATCTATGCCTGACGGTAGAGACAGTTTAGCATATGCTAAAAGTTGGGCCGAGAAAAGAGAGGCCACGAAACTACGTCAATCACAAGAAGACGTTGTAGATTATGATATTCCAATGACACGACTTGAAGGGATGCGTAGTATTTTACAAACGCTTCCTTATGCTCCTGGCCTAAAGTTTGGAGTAGAACTGCAGTCTATCAGTTTAATGCGTAGCCAACTCGGTACTGTACAAGCACGTCTTACGGGATTAAGAAATTCAGGAGAACTATCAGAAGAAAGAGAGTTAGAACTAACTCAGCAAATGTGGGGCCTACGTACAGGTATCGCAAGAAGTGTTGCAGGTTTAACAGAAGGAATAGAAAATAGATTACCTGCAATGAGTGCCGGTAGGCCAGCGGCTTTTGGTCGTTATGACAGTATTCAATTAGCCGCTATGAATTTGTATGGTATGAGGCATCCTGGCAGATCTATGGGCGCTGTTAGCGGAGCCCATTTAATGCAACAGGATGATTTTGTTAAAGGCATTGTAGGCGATCTAGATATAGGGCCTAGAAGTATGACAGAAGGTTTATCAGGCAGCGGTAATACTAACAGAATAGAGCGCCTTCTGGAGCAAATTTTAGGTGCCCTTCAAGGGAGTAACTCTAAGAAGAGGCCTGGGGAAGTTTCCGGCAGAGTGTGGGGTATGCTTTCAGGTAAAGAAGTAGAAAGTACCTACGGAGATTTTAATTAAATGCCAGCAGATCTTTGGCCTGAAGTATTGTTAGACATTGCCGCTATGCCAGCGGCAGATGATTGGCAAATAAGTCCACCTATTGTGTGGCAAACTCTAGCACCGCAAATTAATGCAGAAAGCGGTTCTGGGGTTACTGGACGTTATAAGAAAGACGTGGGTGCATTAGAAGGCATAGGCATTTCAAAAGCGCAAGATACCTATAAGACAGGGACAGGTAGTAGGACAGGAATAGCTTTTACTGTAGTAGATGGGGATTGGGAAGATGATTGGGTTTCTACCAGTACCGGTAAATACGGGTTGTTTATGCCAAATGGCAATGTAGGAGAGGAATGGGAAGTATTAGAAACTACTGCAGGTTCTTCCCTGTCCCATAGAAGAGTTATCATTAGTAGGGGAGTAGTTCCTGTAAATGAGTTACATGTACCTACTAACGCATATGCATATTTGGAGTTATCTTATGGTTCAACATTAGGTAACTATCGAATAAATATGTGTTGGGGTGAGCCTATCTCCCTGTCCTATAAAAGACCAGGCGGTACGGCTTGGAAAACAGTAGCTATAGCTAAGAACTTAGGTAATACTGAAAGTTACTTAGAAAATAACAACCGTACCTTGCACTTAACAATACAGCCCGATCCAGATAGAAATATGTTATCTGTAGAAATAGATGGCACTATTTTAAGACATGGTTCTGGCGATGCCCCGTTACCGGCTTTAGAACAATACCGTTTTTACGGAAAAAATGGGTGGACTTCGATAGAAGTATATCCTGCAAGATATGCGGCACTAAATATAGATAAAAGCCCTCTTTCAGTTGGTAGAATAGTGCCAAATTTACGTGAAGCTAGGATAGCAGTAAATGGCACAGGCGCTAGTAATTCTACGGTAGCTCAAAATACAGCTAGTTCTGTTACACAAGATTCTGATAATAAACTGACCTTAAGTGTTCAAGCTAGTAAAGAAGATGCTGGTGATAGCTTAGGTAGCAGTACGCCTCCAAGTATTTCAGACATAACAGTATATATTCCGTCTGTTTGGGGCAATGTAAATACATGGATTAATAAAATCCCTGCTACATATCCTCCTGTCATAAACTGTCACGAAGTTCAAATATTTGACGACATTGCTCGTATTATGTATGCCACTGCAAAAGTTAATATCAATAATAGGTATGGCTACTATACGGATCAATGGGGACAGTTTAGTGGCATTTTGTTAGCGGGTAATGGATATAAGTTTACTCAACGTATGCGAGGAGTATTCGGTGTACCCCCAGGGTTAGTTACTAGCAGAGTTGGCGGTATAGATGTTAGAACAGTTTCAGGTACTTTAAGGGACTTTATGTGTAAGTTAGAAAATCCAATAGGTACCGGAGTAGTTCTGGACGGGTGGTGCATCTATTCGGCTGTAAGGATGGCTTTGGAGTTAGGACAGATAAGTCCTAAATTTCAATTAGCTGTTCCTTATTGGCCCTATGGCCCAGCTAGTTATAACTGCCCTTATCCCATTCTTGGTAGAGGAACAGGTAATTCTCCTAGAATGAGGTATACTCCTGAAACAACAGCTATAAACATATTGCAAGATTTGGTACAAGATGCGGGAGTTATTGACTATTTTGGCAATAACGTTCCTTTCATTATGGGCTTTGATAGCTCCGGTCAATTCCATTTTGAGCCGTATGATCCTAGGCGTCTACCTATAGTTCAAGCGTATTCAGATGTACCAAATCAAAACGCTATTGATATATGCGATATTTCTGTATATAATAGCGTTGAAAATATGCGCACAGCTATCGCATTTCAGGGACAGGATGCGTACACTAATGAATTACTATACGTGTACAAAGAACTTCCTTGGAACCTGCCTTTAGTTGGGTATCGGTTCCCTTGGGTAGAAAGAAATAGTAGATGGGCTTCTGAGGCTTACATAAATAAGCTAATGAAAAGCGCTGAATATGTAGCAAGTCTACCATCTCAGATAGTCCATATGCGCGTTCCCTACGATCCTTCTGTATATGCGGGGCAATTAATTCTGATTTCAGAAAGGTACGCGCTAGGGCGAACGGGTGTATTCACTATCATAGCACTAGAAAACTTTGTTGGTATGCGTAATGTTCATGGTATAAGCGGAGAGATGGATTGCTATAGTCTAATAACCGCTCGTGCTGTGGAACAATTCATTCCAGCATAAAGGTTAAAAAGAATGGGACAAAGTAAAGTTGGTCTTCCAACAGCTGAAAACGTTCTAACGTTTTCTGATGCTCTGGGGGCGTGGTTCAAGCGTGCATATGCCCCTCTGGGGCGCGGAGCGAGCGCCGAGGCATCTACACTAGCTTATTACGCTCAAGCCGCTAAGGCGGCCATTATGGGCGATGGCAGTACCGTGTACGGTTTAGACAATGCCCAATTACAGGCATTGTTACAACAGCATCTTTCATCCTTAGTAATGAATAGTCGTTATGATACATTCACATCGTATGCGATGCGTTTTATCATAGGACAAATTGAACAATACATTTTGCAATATGGCCTACCGTCTGATTGGGACTTTACAGGTGGGGGGCTTTACCCACTTGATGCTTTGTTGTTGCGTCTAAATGCTACAAATGCTTCTGTGCCGGCAACTCCTTCTGGAACTTTAGCCGTAACCGCTACAACAGGCGGAAGTATGGCCTCTGTTGCTTCTGGAAATGCTCCCAGGGTAAAACTTTCTGTAGTCGGTGCCTATGATTATATTGAAAGTTTACCAACAGCCGGCACTTCCCAAGTAGCTATAAGCGGTATCAATAACGCTTATGTCATTTCTGGTTTGACAGGAAATGTAGCTTCTGGAGTTACCAAAGCTAGGGTGTACCGACAATTGTACGGGGCTGGGGCTGACGATCCCTATTATTGGGATCAGGATGTTACAGTTACAGCCGGCGATGCATGGTCTAAGTATTTGTCAGGTGGGGCTTCCCCAATTCTTCTTAAAAAGACAGACTTAGATTTGAGACAGGATGTTCAGCCGCCTTCTTGGTGTCAAGCGTTAATGATGCCTGAGTTCGCAGCTTGTTTTGCATTAGCTTATGCTACCAGTCAAATTGGAGGCGGATCTCAAAACAATGCAGTTATATTGCAAACTGCCTTGTCCCCTGAAAACGTTGCACTTCAAGAAGCCAATAGTTGGTTAGGTATTGGTAATCCTGAAAGTTTAGGATTATTTGGCCAGCTAGTTTTAGGGACAGGATATACAGCGGGAGCCATTTCTGACGAAAACGATTTGGATTTAAGTATCCAAGGTTTGATAGGTTCTTATGGAAAGCTGCAAGCTAGAGTTACTGCTACTTTAAGTGGAGGTACTGCTGCAGAAGTAACAGCCGTTACCTACAAATACTATGACAGTACACACTTAAGAAGCGGTGCGGCTCAAACAGCTACAATAACAGGACTAAGTGAAAGTTTAGATGATGCTGTTGGAAGTGTTGTGGATCTTAGTACAGCCGCTAGCTGTGCTGGAAGACTAATAACTGAAGTAACCAGTCTTACAGTTGCAAATAGAACTGCAGGCACCGTCATAGTGGAAGGTATGGCCGTTAGGACTATCTAATGGGCACTTTCTACCATACTTTGACTTTTAACGAAGCATGGGTACCTACACTTGGTTGGAATGGGGGCAGTATATCTAATTCTGATGGTATGCCTCCCCCTTGTGCCCAATCTCCAGTACCTTCTTATACCTATTTAAGTCCTGATAGATATACATATCGTGGAGGATATACAGCGTATAAATCTCCACATATACTTCTTTCAAGTGACATAGGTATAACTATCGGGGATAAAGCATATGTTTCATTAGTGATGTCCAGTTTCAAAGATCTATTTGCTAATTTATGGGGGGCTTGTCAGCCTTTCATGAACCCAAATCATTACAATCAACCAGATGATAGAATTGGTTGGTTAACACTCAATGGTTTACCGACTACCTGGCAAATAGATGTTAGTTTAAATGGTGGCGACCCTGTACCTATACTGAATGTAAAAACAATCGGAAATGTTCGTACTAATAATTGGGTAAACTATATCGAAACATCACCGATAGTTATTGATTTGGGCGCTGTAGGTGCCCTATCTTATGTAGAATTCTATGTAAGAAGTAGTTTTTGGAGCCCTTCATGGATATTAACTACAGCCCCTGATCCTGCCTATGCAGATGCAAGTCGTTATGATAAAATCCTATACTGGAATAGCATGGGCTATGAAGGCGCAGGTAAAGCATGGTACGAAACAGGACAGTTCAAGATAGATAATATTCTATTAAGATTTGATAGTGCCACTGTATTCCCGCCTCCGCCACCTGTAGTAAAGCCTGTTAAGAAACTTGTTAGCGCTTCTTTTAGAGGTATCACTGTATGTGCTTGTAGTTCAGAACACAGTAATACCGATTATCAAACACTTTCTATTTGGTATAATAGAAGTGCTGTAAAGCAAGGAACTCAATGGACAAAGTATAACCTAACTAATATCGATAAAGATACTCCATACGGTTTAGTGTTTCTCGATACGGGAATGTTATACTTAAGCTATGTAAGGGATGATAATAACGTGTACAGACTAAACCATGCAATGGGAAATAAAGATGCCTGGAGCGCAGAGCAAGCACTTTCTTATAATCCGCTGATATTAAACGGCGGCATAGCCCATAAGCAAATATGGAAAGTGAGAACATCCTAATGTACGGATCACTATACAATACTTTCAAACTAGGTCTATGCAACGGTGTGCATGATTTAGACAGTGCCAATACTTACAAAGCCATGCTTGTAGGTACTGGATACATATTCAATGAAGAGGATGATTTCCTTGACGATATTTCTGGTAATGAAATAAGTGGGACAGGGTATGCCGACGGATTTGCTGGTGCTGGTAGAAAGACACTTTCTAGTAAAACGCTGACATTAGATACAGTTAATAACAGGGTAGTATGGACGTTCGATGATTTAACCTGGTCAGCAATAGACGCAGGTGTTTTTAACGCTATGGTAATTTTCTACCAACCCGCAGGGGCTTCTGATGATGGGGATAATATTCCTGTCTCTTATCATTACTTTGGTAGTATTACTACAGACGGTAGTGACGAAACTTTAGTAGTAGATGCTGATGAGGGCGGAATTCAAGTATTGTGAGCATAGAGTACGTCACAAAAACTTTTGCTTTTGTAAGCGATAGTGAAGGCTTAGCGGATGGGGGACTATCCGCTATTGCTTTTGCCTACGAAGGTTCTGATGGAAGTCCTAACTCAGGCTGTGTAAAATTCACAATAGGTTCTGGTGTTACTGGAAAAGAGACAGGTACACAAGCTGTAGGAGATACTTGGGAAGATTGGGGAGTACCTAATGGAGCTACAATCAATGAAGTAACAGCATCATTGAAATTAAAAGCATCTGTTTCTGGATCGATAGGCCGTACAATAAGAGCTAGTCTGCTATCTTCTGGTGCAGATATTGGTAATATTGTTTACATAGATGCTGATGTGGCTGACCCCCTGTCTTGGTCTGATATTGCGGGATTAACTTTACCCATTCCAGAAATCTATAGTGCCCATAATTCAGCAATAGAATTAGAGTTAGGTATAGATGTTATTTCTAATACCGGAACAGCTACGTATTTTATTGATACGGTAGCTATAACTATACAATATGAAATAACTACATCCGGTGCTGTAGAGGGTTTAAATATAGCTCCTGCGTTATTAGTAGGTTTGGCTGGTTTACTACGCTATACAGGTAATCACAACTTAAACGCCCCTTCTGCGACTTTAAAGACTATAGCTACTGCTTTAGAAGGTAATTCTAAAGTTTCAGGCACTATAACGCGTCGTCGTAGAACTATACCATCAGCATCATTAAGTAGTGTGCAAGCTCTAAACCCTATGAAAGAAACATCTATAGATATCTTACACGGTATTTGTAGAGATAATGAAGGCGCTGTATGGTATACTGAGGAAACAATAGATACTGGAGATAGGAATAGCGCAGCTGGAGCATTTTTCAAAACAGAATACGGTGTTTTCTATAACCGTAGTGGAAAGGTGTATTATAAAAAAACACCGTACCCCGATGATTGGAGTACGGCGTTACGAATAGATACTGGTTATACCGCAACCGTTAAAGGATGCGCTACAAATAGGCTCGGTGCTATTTTAGTCCTTATCCTACAAACTTTAGGTAACTATGCGTTTTTACGATCATTAGATCGTGGAGACAATTGGGATATCGTTGGAGGAATAGAATACGGGTCTAACATAGAAGACATATCTATCGTAAATATAGATGATATCTTCGTTGCGCCCTTTATTCTTAAAGGTAATGGGATTGTGTACCATTTAGTTTCATACGATTGTGGAAATACGTGGTATTCTCCGTGGGATTAGACAAAGCTATCGTATTTCACAATCGTGTAGTACCCGTCTTCCCCCTTAACTGCCCCGACCGCTTTTAACAATCTATTAACTGTTCCTGGGTTACCTTCACCTAACAAAGTAACGGCTTCGCGAACAGTTTTTATTTTGTTCTTCGTAATGATCTCCACCAGCTTAGCAAGTTTATCGTCCACTCTAACAATGTCTACACCCTGTTCGATAGTTACATTGTATGCATCCTCTGTAATATCGAATTCTAGAGTGACAGGTTTTACTGTGCCTGATGATTTAAAGTGTCTATGAAAATAAACACTTGAAGTCATATCTGTCATAGGACGAATTTGCCAGCCAGTCTCAAGCCAAGCATTTAGAAACTGGCTTCCCCACGCATCATCCCTGCTTCGTACATTATCAACCCTCTTTTTAGTATGGTGTGCTATCATAAACGATACACCATACTTGTCGCGCAACTGTTTGAAAATCAACATATGTTGCGCGCCTTTTGCCATGTAATCATCTGTCTCAATTACAGAGTATAACGGATCTATGATTATGAGTTTTGTTTTATTCTTAACTACATAATCACACAGGCCGTCTACGGCTGATTGGTTAGCAAAGTTCAGCACTCTGTCGGTATGCCAAACTATGTTAGACAGGTCGGGAGGAGCTTGAAAAGAGTAGTCGTCAGGTTCTTTCAATTTTAGTATTTGAGTTATCCTAGATATCAACAATGGAAACGGGTCTTCTTGTTGAATAATTAGAACTTTGCCCGTATCTAATACAGGTACGCTATCTAAAAACTTTTTTCCAGTAGCAATGGATAGCGCTAAGTCTAATAGCACCCAAGTTTTAAAAGTACCTGGGGGCGCTACAACCAGACCCAATGTTGATTTAGGTAGCCAATCTTCAATATCCCACTGCGGGCCTTCTGAATAACGGCTAGCAACTGTCTTGAAATCTACAACATTGAAATTCTCTTCCTTAGCTTTTTTTGGATGATTACGGCTATCTGTTTTTATAACAGAACGAACAGTCGTAATCACTTCATCTTCTTTTAGAGGGGGGCTACAATTCTTTACATTCCAGCTTAAAGCTGTATCGATAATTACATTTTCATCTAGTCCGGTACGTAATAAGCGTCCTACAAGAGTAGCCAATGAGTCGTTACGTGTCCCTACAGCAACTACTTTATCTAACAGTTTTCTTTTAATACTGCTTGGACAGGTAGCAGGTGTATTTTTATTGTTCCAAGTGTAGGCTTTTCCCGAAGCATGAATACTAGGCGGTATAATCACATAGCCGCCTTCTGCTCGGATATCTACATTTTTAGCTATACGCACCGCGTTTGGTAAAACTTCATCGGTGCTGTAAAAGTAGTGCCTACCGCCACCTCCTGTCTTAGACACAAGTGTTGCAGGTAATGTTAAATCTGTTGGGCCATCTATATCTACTACCAACAGATTAGAAACTTTGCCTGTAACTACAGCGATATTAGCTGTAGGCCATTGCGTCCACCAATCAGTAACTTCTTCTTTTGTAGGTTTTGTTTTTTGATATTTGGACCACCTAATGTAAGGCCGCTTATCGGGTTTTACAGGTATAACTGACCAACCTTTTTCTAAATACGCCAAAGCATAATTAAGCATATTACTTCTCCATCATTTGATACGCTACTATATGCTTTGCCGCATCTAGTTCGTGTCTATTAAACACCTTTTTCAAATTCGTTTTTTGATATACATCCCCAGGAGTAGCTACAAGTCGATGCGCAGGTATCTTAATTTCATAGGGTACATTGCGCATAATACAGCAAGCTTCAACGGCGCCGATTATTATAGCTGGATAAGCTGAATGTATTCCCATTTTAGGTGTTGATATAAACCGTTCTATCAACACTAGATCTGTTCTATCTAATAAAGAATTGCATATACTTATTACTTCGGACAACGACGTAGCTGTATACGGCTCAATTATTTTACCATTGTAATGTGCAAAGCCTGTTGTACTTCCTGGGTCTACAGCTAAGATAGTTTTACCATTTGCCCCCATGATTTTCCCACTTTCACATCGACTTTAATAGGTATGCGGAACGACCAATCTTGCATTACTTGCTTTAGAATTGGAACAATCTGATCCACTTTACTGTCTGGACATTCTAACAACAGTTCATCATGTATCTGCAATACAATATGAACATCTTCGGGCAGGAGCGGATGTAAACGCATTGTAGCGGTTCTTACTATTTCAGCTACGCCGCCTTGGATTAGTGAATTCAAGGCTTTGTAACATTCCGACTTGTACTGAAATCTCCGTAATCTCCCACTCCACATACGAATTCTTCCATAAATTTCAGCAGTTTCGCATATTTTGTAGGACAGAGCTTTCACGCCTGGGAAAACTTTAGCATATCTAGCTAGCACTTCTTCTGCTTTTTCTAACGAGATACCTAACAACTTAGCTATTTTGTAAGAACCTGCGCCGTATATGATAGCGAAGTTCAAAGTCTTAGCAGAAAACCTGTCAATGCCTAGTTTATTTGCGGCTTCTTGATGTATATCTTTACCTGTTCTGTACGCATCTAGCAATGTAACGTCTTGAGAGTAATGCGCTAACATCCTTAGCTCAGCTTGATCTATATCAGCCGCTATTAAAGAATAGCCTTCTGGAGCTACAATAACTCCTCTTACATGGCTATACTCGCCCTCTCTAGGAAAAGCCTGCATATTAGGGCTTTTACAAGACAGTCTACCTGTCACAGTTCCATGAATATTGAAATTGGGGTGTACCCTAAAACTAGGGTCTGCCATGTCTACTGCGGCAGTATAGAATGTGTTGAGTAATTTGTGCCAATGTCTGTGGTCTAAGATCATCTGTGCAACTGGTAAAGATGATTTTTCTAACACAGTTTTTTCAGAACTTTTTAAACCTAAAGCCCTACAAATCTGTTGCGGACTATTTAGGTTTATATGGATACCGAGGATTTTATCTATATTAGCACGTAGCTCTGTAAGTTTTTCCATACATAGCTTTATGCCTTTTCCACATTCATTGAAATCTACTAATACACCACGTTGTTCTATATTCGTCACAATTTTAGAGTATTCGCAGATTTCCATAAACAGGTTGTATACATCATCTTTTTCAAGAACCGCTTTATATCTACGAAACAGTTTCCACGGTAAAGCAACATCTGCTTCCGCATAATCAGAAACAAGACTAGGATCTAATTCTCCAATACCTTCTTTACGGCCTCTTAGCAGTCTCTTTAATTCTTCATCAGCTGTCACAGCCTCTTTACCAAAATACTTAGCCGCATGAGTTTTTAGTGCAAACGGTGCATTGTTTTCATTACTTAAATGCGCCGCTAACATTACATCATATAACTGCGTGCCGATGTCTACTCCGTCTCTTCGTAGAAAATGATTATCGAATTTCAAATTCCACCCTAAGACTTTTTTATTTCCACTAAAGACTTTGTTTAATTCAGGTATTAGTTCCAGTGGTATATTTGTACCCTTCTGATGTCGAAAAGGTATATATACCGAGTAGACACTATCTTCTATTATGGGCGTACCTAAAGATACGCCCACAATATGATCGTCCTTGAAGGGATTTAATCCCGTAGTTTCTGTATCAACAATTACAGTACCACATTTACTGAACTTTTCAATCTCTTCTCTGTATGTTTTTATATCATTTACGAGCATGTATTTTCCTCTATTTCTACCGCCTCAAGCTCAACAATTACTTCCTCTAGCGGTTGACCTAACTCAATTTCTGGAAACTCTTTACTTTCCAAAACAATAACCCAACTTTGTCGCAGATTATCGTAAGTAACTTCGATAATCTTAGCATCATTCGGAACTTCTGAATTCTTAATTTTCAGAAAGTATCCTTTATTTTTAGATGCCTTCGCAAACAACACAAACAACTCAGGTGCTACTCTTAATACCTTTACTCGTGGGTTCATTTTATCCTCTCCATGATGGCTTTTATCATACGGTCTTTACCGCCTAATACGTCTTTAACATAATCCTCGACTGAATTTTCTGAACGTATCAGGTAGTCCATTGCAGGCTTAGTTTGCCCTATACGATGTATTCTAGCAACGGCTTGGTCATTATCACTAGGCGTCCAAGCTTCGTCCATCCTAATACAAACTGAAGCCTCTGTTAAAGTTAAACCTACGCCCCCTACACCTAATGTCAATAATAGGTTTCCTCCTTTCTCTCTCCATTTTGTAATAACGTCATCTCTTTTATCGACAGGGACTTCACCACACAAAATATGACAGTTAGAAAGATGTTGTGCTAATAACTTCAACACACTAGTCCATTGACTGAATATCACAATGTGGCTTTCGTTTCCACCTTCTATCATATCCAGTACTACTGGGATCTTATTTCCTATATCTTCATCACCCAATAACTGTGGAGATATCGCTACTTGCCGTGTTCTTAACAGCTGACTTATTACATAGGGGGCATAGATAATCTCTTCCCCTACTTCTGCCTTAAATTCTTCAAGGAACTTCTTATGTAATTCCTCCTGTCTAGCTGTCATAGGAGTATCTATGACAACTTTACTAAGTGTCGGTAACTGTGGTAACACTTCTTCTTTTGTTCTACGCACTACATACGGCTTTAATTCTAAAGCAAATAAGGCTGGATTTCTTGGTTCCTTTTCTACTATCCAACCGTATCTCCCCTGTCTTACAGTCCCCCATGTCTGCACAAATTTCCAATACGAACCGTACAGTTCCCTATCAATGATATGTAACAAAGTCCATACTTCTTCGACTTTGTTCATAATCGGAGTGCCTGTCAACAACCAAACAAAACCAGCATCTTTTGTTATAGCTGTTACAGCTTTAGTTCTTTTTGCTTTTCTGTTTTTGATTTTGTGAGCTTCATCAACTATTATAATATCCCACGCTCCCTCCTTCAACTTAGAAAGAGCTTCATAGTGTGTAATCGTTACTCCATTCTTTATAAATCTCCCTGTTGAAGTAACTATGAATGGGATTTGATCACACCATTCCGCGAGATGTTTTAGCCAGACACTTTGTAATGTTAAAGGACACACTACAAGCACTTTAACTTTACCAAACCGTCTACGAAAACTTTCAATAGCATAGACGGCCTGTACTGTTTTCCCTAAGCCCATATCGTCTGCAAGTATAATACTTCCTCTTACAAGACGTTTTATCCCCTCTTTCTGATATTCTCTAAGCATTTATTACTACCTTACTCATCGTTACAATGCACAATGGCCTTCTTAAGTATCTTAGTAACCATTGCACCTGTTGGAACCATTTCTGGAACTTCATAGGGTACATCAACATATTCGACGGTACATGTTGGCGGACTATCCGCAATACCATAAACAGTAATCAATAGATCGCCAACATTTGTAGTATATACCCACCATTTTTGTAAATCAGAAAAACCCTTCTTCCACACGGAAGGTAAAATTTTCAATTTTCTACATACATCCCCTATAACATGCCTTATTGGTATCAAGTTTTCCTGCGAATTGGCGTAGAATTTTAGTTCGATCTTATCCGTGCAACTCTCTAAACTTGCATAACACAGCATGTCTTTGTCTAGTATGTACTGAATAATGGCGGCGCCAATATATGCGGGTTTCATGTTAAATTCTCCTTGCCGGTGTATAAGGCCCGCCGGCAGGCTCTTATTTTAGTTAGTCTTCGTCTTCTTCATCTTCTTCGTCTTCGTCTAGTTCCTCGTCTTCCTCCTCTTCCTCTTCGTCTTCCTCATCTTCCTCTTCTAGTTCATCGTTAACTTCTTCTTCTAATTCATCAACCTCTGTTTCAACTTCGTCAACCATTTTACAACTCCTTTTTTTTTACTTAGTAGATTTGTCAAGCTCGACAGCCAACACCGTTGCTTCGTCGGGCTTCTTAAGTCGCGCAATCTTAGGCTTTACTCTACCTTCATAGATATCCTCCTCTACTTCTACGATTACAGCCTTACCGAGTACATCGTTAGGAGTAAACTTAACCACGCCTTCAATGCTTACACCCAACGCTTCCAAACACTCAGCGAGCTTCCACAACGAATTCTTTGTAATCGTTGTGTACAGCGTCAAAGAACGATTGATTGGAGCAATAAGACGTAGGGTAAATACCCACATCTTATTGTTGTTCTTAGAAACTTGCTGTTCTAGCTTTGAAAGAAATCCGGGATATTCCCCAGGCTCGATAGTATTAAAAGCTTCTGACAAATCAATTTCAAAAGCCTCATTATCGTTCCCAGGCAGATCCGATAATGGACCTTCTGCCACTTCTTGTACATCATCAAATGGGTCAAACGTTACCTTAGGCATCTTTTTCTCCTGTGATTTTGTTTAGAATAGACTTCATTGTCGGCTTGTCCATCGTTACGCCTAATCTTCCTCCAGGTGTCCTATCCTTTGCAACAAAGTTACCTGTAGGTTGACACAACAAACGCCTAACTACATTATTAGACACCTCCTTAGTGTACATATATCCCACAATGTCCATATATCCGATTACAGAAGCTCGGAGTTTTGGAGTTAAAGCAGGATAGGTTGAAGTTAAACCCTCCTTTTCTAAAGATGATTCGTGACATGTCATTATTACATGCATTGGCAAATCACGAATAGCTCTAACAAAACGACGCATTTGATTGGTCGACGTACCGTAATCGTCCTGCCAAATGTCGTCTTGGCTTTTACGCCGATTAGAACCCTTTACAGCCGTATCTACAACCTGTTCCAAATTCTTAACCTGCAATTCAGACAGACTGTCAACGACCAATGTCTTGTACTTATTAGCGTCTGACACCAAAAACCGTAATAGATCATTTACATTACTCCAGTTTTTGTAGTCAAACACGTCAACGCCTTTGTTTGAAATCGACAACAATCCGCCCTCAATATTAAAGACTAGGACAGGAGAAGACCTGCTGTCTTCATGAGCAGATGTTGCTAATGTTGTTTTACCAACCCCAGGTGGTCCATAAATCAGCATTTTTATCAGGTGACCGCCACTTTCCTCAATTTTGTAGATCGGTAGTGTCATTGCGATTTTCTCTCTTTCTTAGTTGAAATAGTGTACCCACCAAATTCGTATAGTCTCTCCCTCTACCCGTTTCCATGCATAGCTCATAGAAAGGACACCATGAACACGTTAACAGGTTATCGTTCATATAGATAGCGTGGCCTTCTGAGACTATTTCTCTAGCTACACCCTTTAGCTGCTCCACAAACAGGGCTCTACTTTTAGAATTTCGAATGATAGGCGTATCCTTGAGGAATACCCTATCAGCCAACTTTTCTTTCATGTCTTCATAATTGTTTGGGTTTTCTCCATTCTCTATTACAGCACGCTTGTATGTTAGCCAATCTGTATTTATGGCTCTTCGCGATACTGTACCGTTCTTTAGAATTTCTGGCTCTTTTGGCCCATCGCGTAGTACTTCTATTATCGAAGTGTACTCTACTTTTCGTCCCTCCTGTTCCATTGCCCACTCATAAATGGGTACCTGACTTGCAATATCCCACGACTTTTCTTGATAGAACCTTTTAACAAACTTGTATTCTACCAAAGAAACTGTAGGACCCTTGTCTATTATGCCATCAATATATCCAATCAACTTGACATCGGGAAGCAGGTCTACTTCAAAACGGTGTTCAGGTATTACCCGAATATTTAGAGCAGTTTCATAATCAACTACTCTTTTTACTGCACCGTAAATATCAGCCAATTCAGCTAACATAGGAGAAACGATACTGTTCTTTTCCTCCCCGCATAAACCTGTAAGCCGTGCATCCATTTCTACAGTAATTTGTTCAAGCGCTCTTTCGATCTGTTTTTCCCAGTTTTCGCCTCTATGGAAAGTATCCAAAGCGGCATGAGCTACCTGTCCAAAAAGCAGTGGCATTTTTATATCGGATGGCTCTAGCTGCAAACCATAACTCCAATACCACTTTTGCCTACACGTTTTCCATGCTTGCATTTCACTGTACGAAACATGCTTAGACATGAGCTAGTACCTTTCTGAAAACATCTTGTTTGAATTCTGCGATAGGTCCAAACCAAATTGAGTGCATCCGCGCATCTTCTGCGCCCATAGATGTAGCCTTTTTACTATCTCCTTTCGGGGCAGGTTTTACCCAATCGGCCCATTCAACTATACCGTTATAGACGGGCCACCATGTTCCTTTAGCTACTTGATTGTTACACCCATTATTGATTAGATACTTTACATCTAACCTGTGTGAGTTTATTCTCTTCGTCCCTATTTCTGTGCAGGGCTTTGGGTACGGTAAAACTTCATCGTTTATGAAACTTTCAACTTCGTCAGAAGACGCTGGTGTTTCAGCAAACTTGCCAAAAATTTCAGTCAAGCTTACTGTTTCTTCTAGAGAAATATTCAACATCTCTCTAACGATAGATGCATCTTCTTTTTGAATTTGTCGAATATGCCTATGCCGATATTTTACATCGGTACTAGCATTAGCTATTTCGAGTGTGTTATTACAGACTACACGTACTCTAGTCCGAAAACACTCTGTTGCGTGTTTTCCCGTATTCCTATTTACAAATAGAAGATACGTTTTGATATAATCGGCGTTGCAAATGCCAATTACCATATTCAAATTCACAAGTATCCATACTACTCGACCATTATTAAGACTTCCCGCTACCTCAATAAATGGCCCATTTGGATCCCCGAGAATATCGTCCACAAAATCAAACGCTTGTTTATTTTGGACAGGAACGTAGTTATCTCCAACAATAGACAGGGGGAGGCCAATGTCTTCCCTAACTAATGCGAAGTTTTGTTCTACTAATTGCATATGGCCTTCATGTTTGAAGTAAAGCCTGTGTTTCTTAACAGGCCAGTCTAATTTAGCCAAAACTATGGCTTCTGAGGCTGTCATATGCTTAGGAACCCCTACACCTAATTTATGCCAAGGTGGTTCCTGCACCCAAGCTATATTATCATGCTCCAGAATTTGATGCCCCATTTTATTCCTCCTCACTTGGACTATGAAGCCAAAGCGGCCCATTAAGACAGGCAATAACTAACTGTCCAACAGGCACAGGATCAAACGACATATGCGCAACACGGAAAATCCATGTATCGTTATGGGCTTGATAATGTGGCTCGCTAATCAAGGCATCATCTGGAATATCAGTTTCTACAACTTCAACCTTTTCTCCTACTCCCATACCGAGCATACGTACAATAGCTTTTGGATCAACAGTAACAACCTTAAAGCGTCGTTCCTTTACTGCTAAGTCAGACATTTTTCAACTCCTTTTCTTTTTGGCTAGCAAGAATAAGACATTGCGCAATCGCTTCACCAAAAGTATCGCCGTATCCACGATATACGGGCACTATACCAAAATTGGGCGGCGCACTTTGAACACGGGGGTACAAAGATATGGCACCCTGTTATTTTTTCGTTATGCTGTACGCTCAAAACTCTCAACTCACTATTGCAAACGTGGCAAACTATTTTCAATTGCATTTCTACTCCTTTTGCACGAGCCGCCCAACGGTTTGCGTTACCTGCGAAAAGCCCGCAGACAACTTATTGATTTATAACGCTGACGGGCTTTTCGTCAGGTGGACGCTTTGTTGGGCAGTGAGCCAGAGCCAACGCTTTCGGACTCACATCACACCCTATACAACGCCTGCCAAGTTCAAGTGCCTTTTTGATAAAACTACCAGAGCCACAAAAGAAATCGGCAACTAAATCGCCTTCATTCGATGAAGCCAAGATAATGCGTTCCATGAGTTCATTTGGTTTCTGTGTGGCGTAACCAATTCTTTCTTTCGCCATATTATTTATTGACGGTATTGCCCAAACACTATCCATTTTTTTATTTTTACCTGCAAGCCTATTCGATTTGGCGGGTGTCATTATCGGAGTAAAAGTATAATTTTCAGACTTGGTATAAAATAAAATTGTGTTGTGCTTTCTTGACCATCTTTTTGGGCTACTGCCGCCAAGACCGAAAGACCATATTATTTCATTCTGAAAATTGAAAATCTTATCCATTTCAACTTTCACATAATGGACGGCGTGCCAATCAAGGTGAACGTAAATGCTACCTGTTGGCTTTAGAAGCCTGTGCATTTCCTTCAACCGCTCAACCATAAAATCAAGATAGTGTTGCATTGACTTCCAACGGTCATCGAAATCGCCGTAATTTTTTTGTGAAAAATAAGGCGGGTCAATGTAAATCAAGTCAATTGATTCAGACGGTAAGCCACGCATGACGGCTAGGTTATCGCCCTGATAAAGTTTGTAAGGTTCGCTCATTCCACCATAAGCAAACGGATCCTCATCTTCGGGCTTTAATTGCAATACGTTTACAGCAATTTCGCGTAATTCCTCTTTAGTTAGTTCCATTCCCTTTTCCTTTCTGTTTTTACACGGAAATAGTGTGTATTTGTGCACCTATTATACCACATAGAACAAGAAAAAACAAGACACACAAATACACACACGTATGTCTACGTATTAGGATCCTCGTTATTTTCTACCTCTTCAGGGCTATATATTTGTCTAGCCTTAACCTTGAATTTACTCAGTAAGTCTTTAACTAAGTAGTCTTCCGATTTCGTCCTTGGTGTATACAACTCCAAGATTTGAATCACCATAAGTATTTGATTTAGTGTCAAGTTCAAAATCGTCCGGCGCAAGTAAACGCTTTTTGACATATTCTGGTATCCCCTCTCCCGTAGCTAAAAGGTACAACCTTTCCATTCGAGTAATGCATCTGGTACATTTTACACCAAATGCTTTATCAGTATGAGGCGCGGCTTTTACAAAAGTGAAATACCTCTGCCCACAGAATGTAAAAGCTACTCCGTTTTTGATTTCTTTTAGAACGTGGCATCTTTGTGCGTCTTTATACGGCTGTACCCATGCCCAGTGCATCTAAAGCCTCCTTAATTTGTGGACATCCGTTTTCAGGATGCCATCGGTACATATTTTGTGGTGTAATCATCTCGATGTGTGGCGGCTTATTACTATTTCTGTCCTGCCGCCGTATCTTTCTTACGACTATTGTACCTTCCATTTTATTCATCGTTACAATGACCCATTCATTTCCTATAGCTCTAGGAAACCCATCATCAAAAGCTATCACACATTCTCCTTCTTTATGAAATACTACGTTTTTAGTTACTTTTAACATTTGTGCTTGCGTCACGATGTTAACTCCCTTAAGATAGCGAGTTTCTTTGATCGAACTTTCTCAATATCTCTGATACGCGCAGTTAGCTTGGATATAGCCATTTTTGTCAAAGCTATAGTAGCTTCTTTTGCCTCTTGTTGAGTATGAAATATCCACTCAGCAGGTATCAAATTCAGGACACTTCGATTGTTCCAACAACAATACACGCCTCCCAAATGTAGCATCTTTTCTAAGACTAGGGCTTGATGTACCATCAAGCCTTTCTCAGTAGTTACATAAACTACGTCATCTTTAGAAAGCTTCGAAGCCTCTTGTATCGTCACGATGTTAACTCCCTTAAGATAGCGAGTTTCTTTCTTTATGAAATACTACGTCTTTAGTTACTTTTAACATTTGTACTTGCGTCATATCCCTAACTCCTTATGGTAGGCTTGTATGTAATTTTGGTACCGGATAGCAGCTTCTCTGGCTTTAATAAGCCGCTTTATATGTATTTTTTGCAACCGCTCTGCGTTTTCAATAGCTTTTTCTATCGCTTCTATTCTGGATTTAAAAACATCCTGAACAACGCATTGTCTAGTGACTGTTCCACGTGGAAGTGTGTAAACACAAATGCCATCTACACATCTTATTTCAGAAACTTGTACTATCTTTGCACCTACTACTACGTAGTGTAGCATCTTTATTTCCCTTCCTGTAGTGTTATTGCATCAACTAAGAACGTCCCTTCTGGCATATTTTCCCACAGAATAGTGCCAACAGGACGGCCCATAAAAGACCATGCTTCTGGCCATTTTTTCCAAACAGCTATCTCTTTAAGATCCCCCTTTCCTCTAAGATTTTCACCATAAGCTTTTTCAATTGTTACACCTCCTCTCTTGAAGGTATGGTTTTTAGTCGACTGTATCCAATTAGCTGCATCCTTCATCGTAAGAAAAACTGTGAAGGGTCCGCAACCTTCGTTAGGGACATAGCGGATCCCTCGGGTAAACTTGATATAGCAACTTTCAACTGGATAACAGATAGTCGCCATGTCAATCAACACTTTAATACAGTTTGTTTCCAATTTTCTTTTACCTCCGTGTGCCCTTAATCGGATTCGAACCGACACTGTTCAGATTTTAAGTCTGTTGCCTCTGCCAATTGGGCTACAAGGGCAATTGAGGGTTATTCACCCTCAATGTTAGCATTTTTTGGATGTGCTAAAGGAAGCACCACTACATCTCTTAATTTGACTAGAGTACCTCCGGTGCCTAGATAAGCTGCTATATCTCCAACCTTTTCAACAGTCGCCAGTATTTTATTACCGTTTAGAGAGATCGTATCAGAAGGCGCATAGATTATTACTGTATCTCCTTTTACGATAGGCTCTTTAGACTGCATCTTGATGATTTTCGTTTGCAAAGCTGTGCTAAACCATTCTGCTGTTGCTGTAAATTGATGAGTCGCCATTAATGTTTTTCTCCTTATCGCAACAAAAGTAGAGCTATGCCTAAAGCTAATAGGATCAACGATATCTGATAAGTTGTTGTAATAGCTTCGTACTGTTTAGCCCTTCTGACGTGCCGGCAGGTATTTCCGCGACAGTTATTGCAATGCCAACGGCTTGCATAAGGTGTTTCTTCGTTTACTACTGAAGCCCTCTCTACTAAGTATATCCGTTGCACTGTTTTTAACACTGACTTACTGCTGTCGCAACCCCAAAAGTATCTAAGATATTGTTTTATGTTCATTCTATTGCCCATTCTGCTGTTTGATATTGTGGAATATCCTGCACAGTTTTCTCCCTCGCGTAATTCAAAACAAAGTATGCTTGCGACCTGATAAATGGCGGCCATGTTCCGCAAGCATACATTAAGCTGTCAATTAGCTTAATTATTTCTATAGGCTCCTTAATCCGTACATTCTTATTATAAGTAGCTACTACGCCTATTATCGCCTCTCTTTCTGCTTTTATCTCTGCTTTTGTTTTATTTAAAGTAAAAGCGTCTGCAAGCTCCATCGTCTCATACAAAACATTAAACAGTGCAGTTTCATCAAACGGAAGTATACCTCTGCTTGTAATATACTTTACGATGGTGCTTATGTGATTAACTGATCTTCGCATTTCTTTATCCCCTTGTAGTTTTTAACAAAAAAAGCGACGCCGTTCCTTAAAAGACAAGGAACGACGCCGCTTTCTTTCCCGAAGCGACATTGGTCAGTTTTTATAAGTGTTTATATCTTCATAGCTCTCTCCTTTTTGAACTGTATTTAGAGGTTTGTGTGTTTACGCCGTTTTATTTTTCAGCTTGTTTTGAATGTACTCGGGAATATCCTCGAGTATGTCTTTACCTCGGACAATGTACTCTTCTTTAGGAGCGTCCCATTCTATTTCTTCGGGTCCGACCTGACAATACACAAGCACCCGATTTATCGTAAAACACAACTGCACGATCATTAGCTGTCCCACCTTAAGGGAATATTTTCCTCTACGCTGTCCCACCTTAAGGGAATATTTCTTTCTACTTCGTAAGCGAAACCTTCACTTTCTTCGTCGTCTTCGTCGTAAAATATCACGACTTCATAGTACGTTCCGAAGTCGTGTTCAAAACGCTTGACGGCGAAACACGCATGGTTCTCAGCGTAATTAGGAAACGTCCTGTCTAGAAGCGCCTTGAAACGTCTACATTCTGCTTTCATGTCAGAGATATAGTCTTTGTTTGGATCTAATTGTACGCACTCTTCTTCAATTGGGCTTGGCCCCAATTCCAGATAGTTCATTGCCACGGATGTTTTCCTTTCTTAGTTAACCGTCTGTGCAATCCTCTTCAATAGCCCACTGCCAAGGAGCCCCCTGCATGGGAAGCAGCATTGGAATAGCTTCAACGACTGACCACTTATCTTCCGTAGAAGGTTCCCCGTAACACAATGGAGAACGAAAACCCCACGTTGCTTCACGGCCGCCGGCATGTTGACAACAAAGAATTCGAAACTGGGACGCATTAGACACGACGTAGTACGTGGTCTCTCCATACCAACGCGGCGAATATCCAGAGATGTTCCTTGCTGTCGCTAACTCAACGACAAAAAACGTTGCAGCAATCTCGTCGTTAACCCTCTCCCACGGAACATATCCCGCAGAAGATTTAGCGGCGGCGGAGGCTACGGATTGTAACCTCTGCCACGTTGTTGTTGTTTCTGCTCGTGCACTATACGGTGGGCGCTCGGAAAACGCTTGCCGAATTACAGTCGCCAACGGCGGTTCTGCTATCTTCCGTAGTGTTACTTGTATACTCTCCATCTTGTTTTCCTTTCTTAGTTAACCGTCACGGAGTGAATGCGGAAGCCGATTTTTCGAGCGCTTTCCTTAGCTATGGAAACGGCCAAATCCTCACTTTCCACATTTATTCTCATTACGTATGTTCGACCAAATACGTCCACCACTTGTACGATCATTTTGTTTTTCCTTTTTCCTTTTTCCCTACGTACCCTTCTAAGGGTTACGATTTATAGGGAACTAGACAAGCATCGCCAATACTTCATACGGATTGTAGAAACACGTTCCGCCATTAGCGATGTCTCTATCTATGCGGAAACGCATACCGTTTACGACATCCTGTGACAAATAAGAGGCGGCATAGTACGTCGTTTCTACTTCTGAAGGCGACCATTGTGTATACAGTTCACGGTAGGGATCTCCCAGTATTCCACTTATATACCGACCTTTGTTGCATACGTACTGGTTAGTATCGAATATCCGAAACTTCAAAGTCTCAAACAAATGTCCTATTTTACCATCTCCCCCTATAGCGCAAGTTATAGCCGTATTTAGACCGACATACCCAGACACCATCGGAAAAACATCGCGCAGAGCGCGAATTAACTTATACTCAGGGACACTTGCGAAAAAACGATCAAGGACAGGACCAGCATTTATCCGTTCCTTGATTGTGTCTCTGCGTGTCTTCTCCCGAAGCAGAGTGTC